GAGTGGAGAATTATGATGTTGTTTCTCCAACTGCCACTCCTCGTTTTGGTGTTAATGTTTTTGGTGAGTCTGATTGCTTTATGCTAGGACACAATGAAGCAAGTGCTGTTTGTGAAGGAAAGGTTAAGTTCGACTGGTTCAAATTCATGAAGAATCTAGTCAGGGCAAAGGTTCCTGCTGATAAGAAGACTCGTGACGCGATGTTCAAGCACATCAATCTATGGATTCGATTTGAGATGGTGCCACCTTCCGCAGAAATGTATAATGCCTTACCTGATAAATATAAGCAAGAAGTGAATATCTACACCTTTAGAGTGTGGGATCAAATCTTCCAACTGAAACAGTCACTCATGAGCAATATACGAGTCAGTGGTACAGTCACTCCTTATTTGAATGACCAACCAACTGCTCACGAAGGTTTCGTTACACAAAACGAAGTACCTGTGAAACTTGTAGACCGAATGACCTTTAGTAAAGCAAACTTTACCCTTAAAAAAAATTGGACGAATGAAAAAGTTTAGTGCTTTCCTATCTGAAGCAGAGAGATCGTTCGCTGCAAAAGCAGCAGAGAAACTAAACCTCCAACATATTGGTTACGGACGGTATGCCGATCAAAATGGCAACGTAACCCATATGTCGAAGGATGGTAAACTAGTAAAAATTACAAAAGACAATGACGCAGGACCCCAACAATCAGCAGGAGGAGAAGAAACTGCAGATGGCGAGGGTGCGGTCGATCAAGGTGCAATATCTATTACATTTGGAAGATTTAATCCACCTACTATTGGACATGAGAAACTTCTAGACAAAGTAGCAAGAGAGGCAAAAAGTAGTGGAGGAGAGTATAGAATATACCCCTCAAGGTCGGAGGATCCTAAGAAGAACCCCCTCGATGCGGGGACTAAAATCAAGTATATGCGCCAAGCGTACCCTGATCATTCTAACGCGATTATTGATAATGCTGACATGCGTACTATTTTTGATGTTCTCAGTGGACTCGATGCTGACGGGTATAGTTCAGTTAATATTGTGTTGGGTGGTGATAGGGTCAGTGAATTCAACTCACTAGCAAACAAGTATAATGGTGACCTTTATACCTTTGATGAAATTAAAGTATCATCAGCAGGTGATCGTGATCCTGATGGTGAAGGTGTGTCAGGTATGTCAGCATCTAAACTTAGAGCAGCAGCAGTACAGGGTGACTTCGATTCATTTAAGTCAGGTATACCAAAGGGTATCAAAGATAAGGATCTTCAGTCACTTTACGGAACGTTAAGAACTGCAATGAAGGTTGAAGAAGACCAAGATTTTGGCGATTGTTCTTATAATATATTTGAGTACGCACCTAAGATGGACTCTCAAGGATTGAGAGAAGCATACTTCTCAGGTGAATTATTTAAAGAGGGCACATTCGTTGAAAACCTTAACACAGGGATCGTTTCTAAGATTGTTAGTAGGGGTAGCAATTACGTCATCTCTATTGATGAGCATGATCATCTATTTCGTACTTGGTTGATGAATCTGATGGAACGAAATGACATTAAGTTCTTTAATTTCAAACCTGCGGGTGAGATGGGAACTGATAAACTCGCTAACTATATGCGAAAACTTACCCCTGGTGAGTTTATTAACAAGATAAATAAAAAGGATAAGGTTACCAAATAAGATGAATTTTAAAGAACTACCTGATATGTCTGCTGCCTATCAAGAGGTGCAGGAGAAAGCAAAGAAACTCGATCCAGTCGGGAAAGAGGATGGTGACATCAACAATGATGGCAAAAAAGATAAAACAGATTCTTATCTTGCTAACCGCAGAAAAACTATTGCAAATAAACTCAAGAACGAACATCATCAGAAAGATGAAGATGGTAACGTCATTGAGCACGAAGAAACTACACCCAGTTCTGTAGAAGAAGCAGTCTATGGTGGTGCTAAGAAAGCAACTCCTGAGTCTGGTACTGGTAAGTATTATAAAGAAGGCAAACCTACTGCTATGCAGAAGGAAAAACGTGCCAGGATGGATAAGATCAAGGCATTGACCAATGCAGGTAAGCATAAGGAAGCAAGTGCACTCTACAAGAAAGAAGAAGTAGAGGAAGTAGAAGAAGGTAGTGCATACGGTATCTACAAAGGTGACGGTAAGGATAAGATCCGAGCACCAAGAATGCAGAAAGGTGCCATGGCATATGATGGTCCTAACAAGGCAGCATCCGAAGCAAAGGATCGCATTCTTGCTAAGACTAAGGCAAAGATGAAGAAAGAAGAAAATGAAGTAGAAGAAGGTTACAAACCACTTCCTAAAGAGAAGATGGCACGACAGGCCAATAACGCATATGGTAAAGAGCAAAGAGCAGCAATTGCTGGTGACGAGAAAGAAACCAATAAGCAGATGCAACGCAGGATTGCTATCAAGGATCCTTCGGGACGCAAGGCAGCATTAAAGAAAGAAGCATTTGCTTTCTCTGAAGAAGAACTATTTGATCTGTATGAAAACTTTGAAGAGTTTGATAGTGTAACTGATGAAGAACTCGTAGACTTCATGCTTGAGTCTATCTGTGAACTAGCAGAGGACGATCAGGATCTTCTGGAAATCTGTGAAGCACTTGAGGAAGTTGAGGTTCTATCTGAAGAGAAGTATAAGCAACTTGAACTCAAGTTAAAACCTTCCAAGATGGATCGAGTAAAGAGTGCTGCAAAGAAAGCAGGCGGTATGCTCAAGAAAGGTGTTAAGGCAGCAGGTAAGTCTGTCGCTAAGAATACAGGTAAAGCAGTTGGTGAATTCCAAGCAGCACGCATCAAAGCAAAGCGTGCATCGATGGAAAAAACTCCTGCTAAGTCGTCTTCATCTGACAATGATGGTACTGGTGGTAAGTTAGATAAACTTATCTCTAGTGTCAGAGGTAAGAAGTCTGACACTGGTAGCAGCAGCAGTTCTTCAGATAGCAGCAGCAGTTCTTCAGGTGGTAGTTCATCTGGTAGCAGCAGCAGTGGTGAAACTAGAAGGGCAGCAGGTGGTGCACTCAGGTCTGTAGGTAGACTCCTTAAGAAGGGTCTTAAGAAAGCAGTTGGTAAAACTTCTAGATTAGTATCTAAAGGTAGTGACAAACTTGCTAAGAGACTTGGTGAAGACTATGAAACTATCTCTCATCTATATGAGTCAGGTCTGTTCCAACTCTTTGAGATCGAAAATGTTATTGCAGAGAACTATCGTGCAATGAGAAATCCTGAGAAGTATGAGAGGGACCAAGAGAAGAGTGACAAGAGAAGTGCTAAACAGAAGAGAATGGCAGATCCTAAGAGAGGAATTAACTCTCCTGCATTCAAAGAGTTCATGCGTCAGCAAGGTATGTGATCTATGTTAAGTTTCAAAGAACTTGCGGAAAAGAAATCTAAGATCCTCGTCAATCCTAAGAAAAAGGATATGATGGAGGTCAAGGGTATGAATCATGGTGAGGACTGTGATTGTAAAAAATGTGAGGCAAAACGTAAAGGGGAGGAAGTAAACGACGGTCCTGATATCAGTACTGAAGAAGTAAACCCCCTAAATAAAACACCTACACAAACAACCGACGCTTATGACAGTCAAGAAGAAGTTTCAGAAGAAAGCAATCAAGAAGAGCGCGATCCAGAAACTTCACTTATACGATTCAGTGAATTTAATGAGGCGACTAGATTAAAGAAGGAGAAAGGTTACGACAAGGGCGGTACTAAAAAACCTGTCCCAGGAGCAAAACCTTCTGCCATGGACGTAGTAAAAGCACAGATTGCCAAACAATATGGTAAGGGTGCAATCATCGGTCAAGGTGGCAGCAAACAAGATAAAAAAGTAAAGGGTGCTAAGTCTACTGCAGGTACTGGTAAGTACCAGAAAGCAGCAGATCAGAAAAAGCAAACAGCATCTGATGCAAAGAAGAGAGGTTTCAAGGACGTCAAGTCTTACACTAACACCATGGCACGCTATGGTGGTAAGGACAACTACGATAAAGGTAGGGGACTCGGATCTTGAAGGTTGACTTAACCAATAACTGCCCTCAGGGGCAGTATTATTGTTTTGATGATAAAAAGTGTAAACCCATGCCTAAAGGTATGACTGTAGGAGGAGATGGTATGTTACGCAAAGAAGAACTAACACATCTTAAACAAGATAGAGAGCACAAAGAACGTGACGCTCGTATGAAATATGGTAAATCATACAAAGAGGTTCTAAAAAATATGAAAGACAAGAAAGATAACTTATATTCTGTCACTAGAAAGAAGGGTGTAAGATTCTACGATAAGAAGGGTTCGGGGTATATGAAGGACGGTAAGAAGACCTACGATTAGAAGCCTATATATTGTAGTTTCTAAAAATTAAATCATGTTAGGTTTTCTATTACCCCTCGCTTATAAAGTAGTTGATTCAGCAGTCGCTAAGATTCCTGATGATGCAGAACTTGGCGAAAAACTTATCGACATCTGTTTACTCATCATTGGCAAGGCAGTTAAACTGACTAAAACTGATGCAGACGACAAACTTTTTGAAAAAGTAAAAGAGTCTCTAGTCACTAGAGGTTGATAAACACCTAAATAAAGAATAGGAAAGATCTTTACTGGAGTACCATGGCAATCTACGGAATACTTGACGCCAAGGCAATGGGCACCAACGTTGGAGTTACCAACGCTGATGCTACTGTCACAACTTCGGGAGACTTTACAGACGCCTCCGACAATTTGGTTGAAGTAGGTGATGTATTGGAACTCGGTGGCGTTGCATATATCGTCAAACAAAGAACTAGTGCAACTGCATTAGAATTACACACTACATACGCAGGAAGCACTGCAACAATTACTGCAGCAAACGCAGTACGAAGAACACCTCCTCGTGCAGTAGCAGAATTTGTTATCAAAGGTGGCGACACTAACTCTTATGAGTTGGTCTTCGTTGACACTACTGAAGCAGCACTTGCAGAAAATAAATCAAGAGGAATCACTGGACCAGGATGGTGGTTGTATAGAACATACACTACACATAATGGAGACACCAAGTATAAGTCTGAGTGTCTAGCAGTTGTATCCTCAACAGCATCTGCATCTGGTGACGATACAGATGACACAGTTGTAGCAGATGTAGCATCAGCAGTTACTATAAGTTCTCAACCTGCAAACTCTACTTCCTCCTCTGGAGCAGGTACATTCGCAGTCAGCACCAGTACAACTGGAACACCTGGAACTCTTACATACAAATGGCAGAGACAGACAGCAAATGCAACTACTCGTTGGGTTGACATTGTTGGTGGAGCAGGTGGACTTGACACTGGTATCACATACGCAGACTTCACAACTGCAACACTTGCATACTCAGCATTGGGTGGAGACACTCTTGATGGTTACAAGTACAGAGTGAAGATCAACTCAGCAGGTGGTACAGAAGAGATCATCTCAAACGGTGCAGCAACACTAACCTTCAGCAGTTAATAACTAAATGAAATTTGACGAATTGAATGAGTCTAACTACATTCTTTTCGCCATCAAACATTATGAAAATCCCCACTGTGTTACACGAGAGGATTTTGATGAAGATATAAAACGTTTCAAATACTTGAAACGGTTATTGAAAAGATACTTGAGAGGGGGTCCACTAAGGATCCCTTTGATCTTGAATCACCTCATCATACTTTATAATGTATTTGGCGAAGCAGCAACACCCCTGCTCTTTTTTAAATTTGAAAGGGAATATTGGTGTTTGCTCAAGACTCTACTTCTTTATTTGAATAAATATCCTATAGGGATGATGCCAAATCTTGACGTAGATCCTACACTTAAAGCAGAATTGGACAAGATCTAATGAACGAAGAAATGATGACAGCAGGTACAGGAGGTTTCAGTGGCAGTGCTGCTGCGACAGGTCCGAATGCGGGTTATGATCCAGTTCTAAATTTTAAGAAAAAGGTACAGAAAAGAAAAAAATTAAAAGTAAAAGAATCTAAAGAAAATCCAACACAACCATCTAGACTATTTCAATACAAAGTAAACGTTCCTGGGATCGGTGATACTATTATCTACGCTAATAGTCCTGCTGAACTCAAGATGAAACTTAGATTAACAGTGATGCCTCAGTATAGAGGAGACATTAGTATAGAAAGAATCCTTCCTGCTAACGCTGCGAAGTTTTTTATGGATAAGCGGATGAAGCATATGAAAAATGTTGCTGAGAATGCAGACCCTGCAATGAAACAACAACAAACACAGATGAAGATTGCTATAGAAAAGAAGAAAGTGATGCTGAAGAAACAAGAATTGGCAAAACAACTTCAGATGAAGACCGCACAACTTAAGAAACAAGCAAGGGCAGGAGCAGAACAAGACGCCACGAGGTAATGTCAGACATTAATACAGCAATACTAGAGAGACTCGAAAGGGTAGTTGATTCTTTACAGGAAAATTCTGTAAAGATGGGACAACTTCTTGCGGTTCATAATGAGAAGTTAGAAAATCAAGATCAGATTGACCGTGTTTTATTTGAAAAGATAGACAGATTATCTACAGATCTTAACAGAGAAACAACAGAGATCAAAAAGGGGTGCGAACGTGACATCAGAAAAATCGATGAGCGTCTTAGACTCATGGAAAAGAAAATGTGGTCTATTTTTGGTGCTCTGTCTATTATATCTTTCTTGGTTAGTCCAATCGGACAAAAATTCATCGGACAACCATCAGGGTTGACAAACACATCAAACAGTAGTATTATAGAAAAGCAATAGAACTTTCCTAAGTGATAGATTATCACTATGCCAATCTTGTATCGGCACGCTTAGACAAATTTAAAAAGGTAAAGGACGGTACATACAACTTCCGTTGTCCTTATTGCGGTGACTCACAGAAGCATCTCAACAAGGCACGAGGGTACTTCTTTACTAAAAATTCAGGACTTGTTTATAAATGCCACAACTGTGGTGTAGGCAGGTCCTTTGGTAATTTTTTGAAGGATCAAGCGAACGATCTCTACGACGAATATGTCATGGAGAGGTACAAGAGTGGACTTACAGGAAAGGGTAGAAACGTTGCTTCCCCTAAGTTTGAAATTAAAAAACCTAAGTTCAAGAAAAAGGGAAACCTAGAGTCTGTTGCCGATCTAAATAATGAGCACCCCGCAAAAGGATATCTAAAAGGTCGTGGTATTCCAGAGAAGTTCTTCTCTGATTTATACTATGTGGACTCCTTTTGTACATGGGTCAATACCCAAAAACCTACTTTCACAGATGTCAATAAAGATCACCCCAGAGTTATCATACCTTTCATTGACACGCAGGGAGAATGGTTTGGGTTTCAAGGACGATCGTTAAATCCTTCAGATAAACTACGTTACATAACGGTCATGCTTGATGATAATAGAACCAAAGTTTATGGTTTAGATCGAGTAGATTTTAATAAAACTGTTTACATCACAGAAGGACCGTTAGATAGTCTGTTTATCGACAATGCTATTGCAATGGCAGGAGCAGACATCGACTGGTCTCTATTGAAAGATAGAGAAGCAGTGTTCGTCTTTGACAATGAACAAAGAAATCCAGAGATTATCAAACGCATGTCAAGTGCTATTGATAGGGGATACGAAATTGTTATCTTCCCATCACATTTGGTTGAAAAAGACCTTAATGATATGGCAAGTAGTGGACATGACGTTCAATCTCTGGTAGAATTCAATACTTACAGTGGACTAGAAGCACACGTTAAACTCAGTGAATGGAAAAAGGTATGACACCACCAACAGAAACTAATGTAATCAAAAGAGATGGTGCTAAGACACCTCTTGATCTTGATAAGATTCATAAAATGGTCGAACTCGCTTGCGAAGGTCTCGCAGGTGTATCCGAGTCGGCAGTTGAGATGAATTCCTCACTTCAAATCTTTGATGGCATTAAGACTTCTGACATCCAAGAGATTCTTATTCGTTCTGCGAATGATCTGATCTCTTTAGACGCACCAAACTATCAATATGTGGCAGCAAGACTGCTACTGTTTAGTCTTAGAAAACAAGTATACGGTGAGCATCCAGACCGTCGCCCTAATCTATATCAGCATGTGAAAAAATGCATTGATCAGGGTGTATACGATGCAGGTATCTTGAGCAAGTATACAGAAGAAGAGTTCAATGTTCTAGATGGTTATCTAGATCATGATCGTGATTACTTGTTCACATATGCAGGTATGCGTCAGGTCTCTGATAAATACCTTGTACAATGTCGTAGTACTGGAGAGGTGTATGAAACACCCCAGTTCATGTACATCATGGTTGCTGCGACTCTCTTCCAAGATGATGATAAGTTCTATCGATTGGAGTACGTTAAAAAATACTATGACGCAATCTCAAAACACAAACTCAACATCCCAACGCCAATCATGGCAGGGGTCAGAACACCTATTAGACAATTTGCTAGTTGTGTTCTTGTTGATGTTGATGACACCCTCGATTCTATCTTTAGCAGTGACATGGCGATTGGTAAATATGTTGCACAACGTGCGGGTATCGGCATCAACGCAGGCAGAATCCGTGGGATCAACAGTAAAATCCGTAGCGGAGAAGTTCAACACACAGGTGTTGTACCATTCCTCAAGAAGTTTGAAAGCACTGTCAGATGTTGCACTCAAAATGGCATTAGAGGTGGAAGCGCGACGGTCCACTTCCCCATTTGGCACCAAGAAATAGAGGACATTATTGTTCTCAAGAATAACAAAGGGACAGAAGACAACCGAGTCAGGAAATTAGATTATTCTATTCAATTATCTAAATTGTTCTATGAACGTTTCATCCAGAATGCAGAGATTAGTTTATTCTCACCGCATGACGTACCAGGTTTGTATGATGCTTTTGGTACTGATGCATTTGACGCTTGCTATGTGGACTATGAATCAGATAAGTCTATTCCAAGAACGACTATCGGTGCTCAAAAACTCTTTATGGACATCCTGAAGGAGAGAGCAGAGACTGGTCGTATCTATCTGATGAACATCGACCACTGTAACACTCACTCTTCTTTTAAAGACAAGGTGAACATGTCTAACCTTTGTCAGGAGATCACTCTACCTACAGATCCTATCCAACACATTGATGGTAATGGTGAGATTGCTTTGTGCATCCTCTCTGCTATCAACGTTGGTAAGATCAACAAGTTAGAAGAACTCGATGAGTTATGTGACCTAGCAGTCAGAGGATTAGATGCTTTGATTGATTATCAGAACTATCCTGTAGTTGCTGCAAAGCAAAGTACGCTTAACCGAAGATCATTAGGAATCGGTTATATTGGTCTAGCACATTACCTTGCAAAGAATGGTGCAAAGTATGATTCACAGAAGGCATTCGACCTCGTTCATAAACTGTCTGAGAGGTTCCAGTATGCCCTTCTAACGACGTCAAATCGTCTCGCCATGGAGAAGGGTCCTTGCGGTTATTTTGGTAAAACAAAGTACGCTGATGGAATTCTTCCTATCGATACATATAAACAGGACGTGGATGAAATTGTACCAAATGACCTTTCATGTGATTGGGAGTATCTCAGGGGACGGATTGTTGAGTACGGATTACGGCACAGCACGTTGTCCGCACAGATGCCTTCGGAGAGCAGTTCCGTTGTGTCAAATGCAACCAATGGAATCGAACCACCTAGAGACTACCTGTCCGTTAAAAAGTCAAAGAAAGGACCCCTTAAGCAGATTGTTCCATCATATACTACATTAAAGAATAACTATACCCTCCTATGGGATATGCATAATAATGACGGTTACATCAAAGTAACTGCCCTTATGCAGAAATTCTTTGATCAAGCAATCTCAGGTAACTGGAGTTATAATCCAGAGAACTATCCTGACAATGAGGTACCTGTCTCAGTGATGGCAAATGATCTTCTAACAACCTACAAGTATGGTTGGAAGACGTCGTATTATCAGAACACCTACGACGTTAAAAAAGATGGTGACGAACCTTCTAATAATGTAGACCAGTTGATCAATGAAATACTAACTACCGAGGAGGAAGATTGTGACAGTTGCAAAGTTTGAAACTAAAGGAATGACCGTATTTAACAAGAATCAAGTAGACACAAAGAAACAACCAATGTTCTTTGGACAACCTTTGGGTGTCCAGAGATACGATGAGTATAAGTATCCTGTCTTTGACAAACTTACTCAGCAACAACTTGGATACTTCTGGAGACCAGAAGAAGTATCATTACAGAAGGATCGTTCCGACTATCAAACTTTGACACCAGAGCAGAAGCACATCTTTACTTCTAACTTGAAGTATCAGATCATGCTTGATTCTGTACAGGGTAGAGGACCTGGGATGGCATTCATTCCTTATTGTTCTCTTCCTGAGTTGGAAGCATGTATGACTGTATGGGAATTTATGGAAATGATTCATAGTCGTTCCTATACATACATCATTAAGAATGTATATTCTAATCCTGGAGATGTATTCGATACTATCTTGGATGATGAGAATGTTATGTCTCGTGCTAGTAGTGTCACATCATCCTACGATGATTTCATTGAACATGCACATGACTATGACACTGGTTCAATGTGGGATCTAGCAAGAGACGGACACACAACGGGACTCTATGACAGAAAAGAACTTAAGAGAAAACTCTACAGAGCAATCGCCAACGTCAACATCCTCGAAGGAATCCGTTTCTATGTGTCGTTTGCGTGCTCGTTTGCTTTTGGCGAAAATAAACTTATGGAGGGTTCGGCAAAGATACTCTCTCTTATTGCTAGAGATGAAAGTCAACACTTGGTTATCACGCAGAATATCTTGAAGAAGTGGGCAGAAGGAGATGATCCTGAGATGCAAGAGATTGCTACTGAGGAGAAGGATAATGTGCAGCACATGTTTATGAAGACTGTTGATGAAGAGAAGGCATGGGCAAACTACCTCTTTAAAGAAGGTAGTATGATCGGTCTAAATGAAAAACTACTTCATCAGTATGTTGAATGGATTGCTAACAAAAGAATGAAAGCAATTGGATTAGATCCTGTATTTGATCAAGTTGCTAGAAACAATCCTCTCCCTTGGACTCAGCACTGGTTGAGTTCTAGAGGACTACAAAACGCACCACAAGAAACGGAGATTGAAAGTTATGTCGTTGGAGGAATCAAACAAGACCTCAAAGCAGATGCCTTCGCAGGATTCAGTTTATGATGACCTTTTAGATAAGGGAAATGAGATTGGTCCAGACGTGACAGACATGCTCTGGACTGCTGCAAGGAAGGAATCATTAAGAAATGATAAAGAAAACAATAAAATGTGTTAAAATGTAACAGGGTGAACTACAAATGTCAGGAAACTGTGGTATAAATATAAATGTAGCAAAGAATACATTATGTATCCGCTGCTACCATCTACGTTCATCACCTTCGGGTGACGCAAGTAGGTCGCGGAACGGAGCGTTCATCTCATGATACACTTATACGGACTACTACTCGCAGCAAGTATGACCTGTGCCGAAATATCTGCAAAGATGGATCGAGTCAGGAACCATGAACAACTTAATCCTGTTGCAAAGCAGGAAATTATTGAAGTTTATAGGGAACACTGGGTAACAGTATTAGGACTAAAGTGCGACTGGGACGCAAACGACTAAAGGAACGGACCTTAAACAAGTCACTTAACTTTAGGAGTAAAACAAATGGCAAAAGTCGTTTACCGTGGGGTTTCTTACAACCCAGATGAGTACAAGGCAAAAGTACTCGCAGAAGCAGCACAAGAGAGAAATCACGATCTTATGTATCGTGGCATCAAACTTGTAAAAAACTATAAGTGAGGTTAGAACTATGGAAGTACTTCAAATTAGTATCGCCATGGTGGTTTTCTTAGCACTTATCTATGGTGAGGTTCAGTTACTGTTTAGAACAGGACACTGAGGCAATGAAAATCAGTCTGGAGTTTGATTCCCGTAACTGGGATTACAATCTTCCAGAATATGATGAAGACATACATGACCCTGAACAGGTCTTTGCCCTGTTATGTTACCGTGGAATACACTACGCCAAGTGGGTTACTTTAAATCCATTTGTCGTATCACCTAACTGGAAGATTAAATAGTTGATCTGGAGATCGACACAGAGACCCTGGGTATTGACACCTAGGGTCTTTTGTTGTACAATAAATAAGTGAAACATAAGTAAGGAGAGTCATGAAACTTTTTCTGGACTGTTCTGATGCTGAGTTAATCAAAACCTATTATGCAACAGGATTGATTGATGGTGTCACAACGAACCCATCACTCATGCTGAAGGCAGGTGAAGAACCCATGGAAGTATACAAAAAGATCTCAGATATCTTTCCATTCCATGCTTCGATCTCTGCAGAGGTAGTCGGTGACACAGCACAAGAAATGTTAGATCAAGCAGAACCCTTGATTAACATTGGACCAAATATTACTATCAAGGTTCCATGCACACCTCAGGGTTTAAAAGCATGTAAAGATTTAACCGATGATGATGTAGCGGTGAATGTTACATTAGTATTCGACACTTGCCAAGCAATCTTAGCAAGTAAAGCAGGAGCAACATATGTGTCTCCTTTTGTAGGCAGAGTATTTGACCAGTCGTTTGATGGCATTGGAGTCATCGAAGAGATCGCAGATGTATTCGCGACTCATAATTCAAAGACTGAAGTTTTAGCAGCATCTATCAGAGAGGTGTATCAGGTTGCCCAAGCATTTAAAGTGGGTGCTGATATCTGTACTATCCCAGGTAAAGTATTTGCAGGGATGTACTCTCACGTCTTAACAGATAAAGGTCTGGAGACTTTTGATAGAGACTGGAAGAACCTACAAGACGAATTAGGAAAACAAAAGTGAATTGCCAACAGACTGACGCAGACTTTAGACGCTTACCGCAATCAAGTGGAGGAACAATTATGACTAAAAGAGATCTACTCGCAAGAATCTACAATCACAAAAAGAATCTTTACAATGGTTACTATGAAGAACAGACAGAAGAATGGTCTGAGGGAGCACATCACATGCTCAACAAAATGTTAGAACTAGCACAGGAGTATGGTGATTAATGAAAAAGAAAAACTTAAAAACACTCATTCACGACATTGAGATAGCACTAGCAGAGTTGAAGTCTGAAGTTTATTCTGACGCTGCTGCTTACCGTATAAGTAGTGATACAGATAAGCACACTACATATCTTGACGTTAACGACGACGACGGAATCTGCGACTGATGATTACAAAAATCCTTGGGTTTACAATGGGACTATCTTTACTTCTAGTGACATTGGCGAGTCTTTCGGGTTTGTTTACTCTATACACAATACAGTTAATGGTAAACGCTATATCGGTAGAAAATACTTCTACCAATTCCGAACACCCAAGGGTAAAAAAAGAAAAGTAAAATCAGAATCAGATTGGAAAAAATATTATGGAAGTTCAAAAGAACTACTTGAAGATAAAAAGAAGTATGGTGATGAAGCGTTTAATCGCTTCATAATCAGCATACATAATACGAAAGGTCTGGTAAACTTTACTGAGACCAAACAGTTATTTCTCAACAATGTACTCACGGAGGCAATGGACGATGGAACCCCTGCATACTACAACTCAAACATCCTCGGACGGTACATGCGTAAAGACTATTTTAATACTTGACAGACACTAGCGAATCGGTTATACTACTGAGGTAGTTCAGAGACAACTTACATGAGTTGGATTGATTTCCTAGACGCTGACGTTGAAGAGGATTACCTCGACGTCCAGATCGATAAGTTGCATACTCTCGTTGACTTAGGTTACGAAGAGGACGCTGAAAAGTTGAATCTGAATATCAAAACTGCCTCCAAAATTCTTTTGGGTCAGTAGCACAGCGGATAGTGCAACTGCCTTCTAAGCAGTCGGTCGCAGGTTCAAATCCTGCCTGACCCGTTGCCCTTCACAGGGGCATTAACGGTCCATTAGAAAGGTACTTCATATGACTACAGCACAACGGTTCTCGTCGTGTCTCCCTACCCTTGAGGCAGCGGTTGACAGGCAGATCATGCTCGACTCTGATTATCCTATCATTCATAATCAATTAATGAAACACTATGAGGACAGAGGAGTTGACTTCTATGGTAATGTAGACGAGGATTATGACATCCTACTTGCTAAACTTGAATCCGACCTTTATTATTATGACCAAGACTAACATCATTTTGGAGCGATATCCTTATCGCTATGTTGAAGTTGGGACACTCGACAACGGGTTTCCCGACTATCGTATTCAAAAGTTTCATGAGTGGACCCAAAGGTACAGGGACATGTATCTCCTAGACAACTCTGTGCAACTGGATTATGTGATTGAAGATTTTGAATACACAAAATGGTTAGATCCTGATCCTGAGGTGCAAGCATACCGCAAGTACACATGATTACTTTTATTATTGTTGTAGTGCTCATCGCAGCAACTGCATTTCTTATACGTTATTACGATCCGCACATTTAATTCATTAAACTATGAACATGTACAATTTGGCAACACAAGCGTTGAGAGATGCTGTCAAGCAAGCACTCGATGATGAAGTAGATAGCAATCTACAGGGAGAACTTTGGAGGCACTATCAGGGTATGAAGTCTATTGCTTCACAACTCCAACCTGAGTCTGCAAAGTCTTCCCAAGCATACCGTCCACTTGGGGGTGAATTCTACACAACCCCAAGTACTTTCCCTACTGTATCTGAATCTTACGATCCAGATTACAATATAAATATCTCGTCTGGATCAAACGTGGCAGCAGAGTCAATCTCTTTCACGTCTGATATGAAGGATGTCGTCACCTTCTCCTGATCTTCCGCCAATAGATCTCATAAACTCGATGGCATATAAGCGCGACAGGAATCACATATCTTTGATTACCTGACGTCCAGACTACAGGGGGGTGGCGACACCCCTTCTTTTTTTTAATATTATGGAATGGTTAGTACCTAACAAACTCATGGTGGCATACGTTCAACCCTTCGAGGAGTTGGAAGCATATGCTATGAAAGCACTAGAAGAAAAGGTTCCTCTTGGGGATGAAGATAACGTATCTATCAAGAGAGAATATGCTATGGCAATACCACCTCTCTTTGAGAAGTGGATGATTGATACTGTCGATGAGATGTTCGATTTACACAAGGACGTCGGTGGTATCTTTGGAAACACTAAGGATAAGATGCGTATAGTAAAGATGTGGGCAAACGAGATGCACAAGGGTGATCAGCACCAACCCCATATGCACCAGTACTCATTATATTCCTTTACCTGTTATATAAGAACTACTAATGATGACGCTCCTTTCTATTTTATTTGGAATGAAACAGGAAATCCAGTGTACATAAACGAGGACTCTGTAGGCCACGCCTTGATTTTCCCTGCTAACCTCATCCATACAGTGTACCCTAAGCAGACCGAAGACGTCAGGATTTCCATATCAGGTAACCTAATAATAGATGTTGACAAAACTTAATCTTTGCTATATAATAATGTAACGTTTCTTAACAAAGCAACAAATGACTACAACAACTGAATCAGGTGGCAGACAAAACGTCTTTGGCATCGAACCTCGTATGACCTATGACGAATCCTATGAAGGGTACGGTAGAAATGCTGAAAAACTCAATGGACGTCTAGCAATGCTTGGATTAGTAGCAGGAGTTATTTCGTATGTTACCACAGGAAACTTCTTTTTCTTTGGACTCGCAGGGTTCTAAGACACTGTGACATAACTGTCACACCAAATGTAAACAAACTCACACAGGA